GATGGATATCATTTCAGATCGATTAAAAGTTTATTAGAACAGGAAGCGATACCATATCAACAGGCAGATAGACCGATTGAAGGTAATAAAATCTTACAAAATAATTTAGAACAGACTAATGATATCGGTATCAATTTAAGATTGGGAATGTATGCAAATCGAACTCTGTTTGTTGATATTGAAAATCATACCTTGAAGGAAGTTGATTTTGATATTGATAAATTAAAAGATATAAAAAAGAAACCTAAATTATTAAAAGATATTCAAAAGCATCCATCACGATTAATGCTTAAGATTAATGATGTTGGAGTTGCACAAAAGGGATCAAAAAAAGAAGATACACAACCCGAAAGTGAGCTTGACGTATATAAGAATAAATCCTATATTAGGAATAACCTATTATTTGGATATTCAATAAGTATCTCAATTCCATTAAATACCACTCTAAGAGCTGGTTTTATAATTGATCTTAAGTTTCCTCTCAAAGATGAGGATGGAGATCAAGCAGTTGACGAGTATGGAAATGAAAAAACTAATGATCCTAGTGGGAGATACCTCATATCCAGATTAAGACACTTAATTGGTGGCGGAAAAGGTGAAACACAACTCACTCTAGTTCGTGATGTGTTTACCGCTTAAATAAAAGAAACAGGAGAATCAAATGAAATCTATCGAAGATCATATCGAAAAGGATAAACAAATCCTTGACGACCCACAGGCAAACCCTGCAGCACGCAGACATGCAAAAGAAGAATTGCATGATTTAGAAGAATATGCAGAACATCATAAAGATGAGATTAAGGCTGGAGATCACCACGATCCTAATGCTTTAGAAATATTCTGTGATTTACATCCAGACGAACCAGAGTGTCTAGTATATGACGATTAATTAAATGTACCAAGAACCGACTAATTTTATAGGAAAAGATGGATTTCACTGGTGGATAGGTCAAGTTACCGATCCAAAGAAAGGGAAGTGGGATAACACCCTAGAAAAGAAAAATGCTGAGAATGGCGAACCCATTTACTCTCATCGATGTCGTGTTCGTATCGTTGGGTATCATGGATGTGGAGATGAATTACCAGATGAAGATCTACCATTAGCTCATGTTCTCATGCCACCTAACATGTCATCCACTGGAGGCCTTGGTTCATCCATGAAATATCATGGTGGAGAAGTTGTAGTTGGATTTTTCTTTGATGGTGAGGATGGACAACAACCAGTTATCTTCGGAACTCTGTTCAAACAAAGTTTTATCAAAGATGGATTGAAGAACTCAGAGTTTAACACAAAAAAACAAACTTGTTTTATTCCATATACACCACCAGATGTGAGAGCAACTGCTGGTGATCAGCAAAGGTCAGTCACAGGTAGTGGTGGCAATGGTAACGGTGCTAACGGTGGAGGGAGTGGTGCTGAGAACTCAGAATGGAGTGGTAATTTTCAAAATGCGTCTGACAAAAGTGTTGCAGAAGAGAATGTTAACGCTAATACAGAGTTTGAGATGGATAGCTCTACTGCATGTGAAGATAATGAAATATCAAAGATAAGTAATGAAATGAAGGAGTTTTCTCGAAAGATGAAAGTCTTTCAAAAATTAAACTCATCAGATGTTTTTGTTAATCCTCTCTATGGTGGCCTTGTTGATATGCAGGCAGAGTTAAAATTAACATCAAATCGTATTCAAAACTCAGTAACTAAATTAGTTCGTCGTGGACGTTCATATGTGATAGGAGAAACTTTAGACAAATTATCCACAACTTTTAAAGATAAAGTTCCAAAACCACTACAGGGTGTTGCTGGAGAAGCCACAAATGCTTTATCTAATACGATATATTGTAACTTTGAAAAAATACAGGATCAACTTGGTGATTACTTGATGAAGAGTTTAGAGAATATGTTGGGTCAACTTTTAGATGTGCCTATTTGTGGTGTTGAAAACTTCTTAGGTGATATGTTCGGACAAATTAATAATATTTTAGATACAAGTCTTGGAAGTATATTCGATCAATTAAATTCAATTCAAGGTGGTGGTATCGCACTTCCTAGTAAAACATTTTCAAATGCGATAAAGTTTGCTGATATCATTACAGGTGTTTTAGATTGTGATCAAATGAATTGTCCAGAAAATACTTCATATTCCTCAAAGAATGGAATTAGAAAAGCATTACCTGATGATTTTGGTAGTTTAATTCCTAAGATAGGTGTAAGTTCTTTAGTTAATCCTCTTTTAGATGTACTTGATGGTGCGATTCCACAGTTGCCAGGCTTGCCATCTTTAGATGGAGCAGTTCCATCAATACCCTCTGCACCGAATTGTTCAACAAATGTTCTTAAATGTGGCCCACCAAGAGTTGATTTTCTTGGAGGTGGTGGTCAAGGCGCTACTGGTAGTGCGATTGTTAATGCTCTCGGAAATATAATCGGTGTCGCAATTACTGGTAGAGGTTTTGGATTTACAGAACCACCTTTACTTTCATTCTTTGATAGTTGTGAAAGAGGCTTTGGTGCTGGAGGTTATGTTAAACTAGGTGAGTTTGATGATCCAAATGGAGGTAAATCTTTTGGTATTAGTGAAGTTGTGATCACAAGTCCTGGCCAAAACTACCTACCAAACACAACAGAAACTGATCTTGATGGAAATGTAAAAGAAGTAATTCCTGATCCAAATGAAAACTATGATGGTTCAGTATCTTATGTTACATCATTAGCTGACGTTGTTCTTCAGAACACAGGATTTGGATATCAAGATGGTGATACAGTTGCAGTCGAGGGTGGAAGTGTGAATGATATTTTGGGTGATGATACATTACAAAATCCTGGCCAAGCGGAGGTAGAGTTGATCATTGAAGATGGATTAGTGGCAGGAGCAAATGTTATCAATGGTGGGTTTGGATTTACAGATCTTCCAGATTTAGTCATAAATAGTGACACTGGTAGTGGTGCCAGATTGACACCAGTTCTTAAGTTTACTAAGGTTGAAGACGCAACTGAACTTGCTCAAATATCTCAGGATGCTGTCGTAACTGTAATCAGTTGTATTGAGAAATAAAGATGGGAAAATTCAAAACTAGAGATAGAAAAAATGTAGAGAAAGATATCAGAGAAAGGTATTCTTTCAGTAGTGGTTCAATGCATTCCATACATGGAATGTCTAACTTTGAGGTGCAAACACAGGAATCTCAAACTTTTGGATTTTACTCTAACACAGGTCAAGGTGGAACTGAAGGTGGGCCTGGAACTGGTAAAGCTCTTCTATATACGCCAGGCCAATCTTTGGAAGTTCTCGGCACTGGATTAAAAGTTAGAAATGCTGGTGATAATACTGAACTTCCAGCAAAGATTATAAGATGCAAAAATGGTGACGTAATTGTTGATTGTTATAATGGTAATATTACACTTCGAGGAAGAAACATCACTCTTGATGCAAACGGTGGTGGTCAAGATGGACAGATTATTTTGAGTGCGAATCGTATTATTAATGCAAAAGCACCAGATATACGACTTCAAGGTGAAAAAATATTAGTTGACGCTACTAATAGAGTTGATATAATAAGTAAAGGATTCTTTCAACTTAAGTATGGATTTTCATTAGCTGCTGCTCATGGTGACATGGACTTTGGTGTGTTGACACAAACTCTTAAAAAAGATATCTTAGCTACACCTACAACTCTTGGAGATGAATAAATGCAAATAGTTAAAACACAAACAGATAAATTAGTTGTAGGATCAAATGATGTCTCACATCCAGAGGGAAAAGACCAGTCACCAACTGGAACTGCGGTATTGAACGGCCCTGTTTATGTTGGAAAAACTGGTGCATCACCAAATTATGAAGCTGTTTTTAATGTAACGTCAAACTCTGCACAACAATTGCCTGGTGATCAACAACCAGCTTGTAGTGCAAGTTTAGCAATTAAAGCTGACGGTAACTTAACTGTTGCAGGCGATGGTAAGACTGCCAATGCTTTACGCATTTCTGGTGGTTCATCTGTTGATACAATTCATGTTACAGGTGACATGTTTGTCACTGGTGCAGTTGATTGTGGAAATAAGGGTAAACTCGCTTCTAGATTTGCAACTGCTGATGCAAAACCAAAACCATTTGATTTAGAACATCCAACAAAAGGAAAGGGTCATCGTCTTCGTTATGCATGTATTGAAGGCCCCGAAGTAGGAGTTTACTATCGTGGTAGATTAAAGGAATCAAATGTAATTGAATTACCATACTATTGGAAAGATTTAGTTCATGCTGATAGTATTACTGTTCAGTTGCAACCAATTGGATCAAATCAAAATCTTGTGATTCAAGAGTTTAATAATGAATTCATTGTTATCGCAGAGGATTCAACTAATACTGATTTGATTACTGATTTATCAACTATTGATTGTTTCTATCATGTATATGGTGAAAGAAAGGATATTAATCCTTTGATAGTTGAGTATGAAGGAGACAGTTGGGAGGATTATCCAGATCCAAACTATAATCCAAATAAAGTTGACTCTGATGAAAAAACTTATACTGATCCTCGTTTTGCTGGCCCACCAAATACCCACACAGTTTGAAAAAAATAATTTATATTGAAGATAATTTCATATCACCAAGTCAGTGTCAGGAAATTATCAATTATACTAATGAATCTCTTGGAATCATGACTGCTGTAGGTCATAGTGAAGATACTATTCCAACTTTTGAACCTCAAGAGGATTATTATGATTTTGCTGAACATCATGCAAGACAGGATGAAATATTAGATGATGCTAATTATCAAGGTCATGCTGACTTTTTAAATACAAAGGAAGAAACTTCAGAGTTTTATACTAAAGTTGTTGATAAAGTCACTCGTGTTTGCAAATCATTTGATGATAGAGCAAACCCAGATTATGTGGGTGTCATAAGATGGTCGCCAGGAACTTTTATGAAACCACACTATGATAGTTCTGCAAAAGAAGGCATTTATGACTTGTTTGCTGCACTTCTTTATTTAAATGATGATTTTGAAGGTGGTTATACTGGGTTTAAAGATTTTGAAGTGAAACCCAAAACTGGTAAATTATTAATTTTTTCTAATTCTCAATACAAACATCATGTAACTAGAGTGGTAGGTAGAGATCGTTATGCTCTTTCTTTCTGGTATAACAGTTCTATAGATACTCATCAATCTGTTTAAAGATTGGTTCCCAATCTATTTTACGCCGAAGAACCACTGCTATATCATCAATCTCTTGATGAGTTAGTTCTTTACCTTGAGAAGATGCTCTTCTTTCAACCATTTCATTGAGGTTGATTCTTAGAATATTACAATCATAGATTGCATATTGATTTAAAGGAGATGCCATTGAGAAATGATATATATTAGATATTTATTTCGTATTATTCCGTTGAATAAATAAACTTAGACAGAATCTGTAATTAGAGAAAAATAGGATGCCCCTTTCAAGACTGGAGAA